TTATATAATAAATAAAAGAGTTATAAAAACAACTAATTTGTTATCTTGCGCGCGCTCGTATCCCCGCCACGCCTGCCCGCTTTGTTTAGCGGTTTTCATGCAGGTGCACTACGGGCCGGAAAGCGCGCCAGTTCTGGCGGCCCCGACCTGTTGCGATCCTTTTTGGATCATGCGAATCCATGCACCCTAGACATGCACTGCTTTTTCAAACCGCAGGATGCCATATTGGAGGGAGTTTCCCATGGTGCGAAATCACTAATGCGTACTCTCATCATGCCCTACTCCATATTCATTTAGCCTGGTAACCAGATCGCTAGTCAGCTCCGACAGCCACGAGATCGCAACCTCCTTGTCGTCATCGCTACAATCTGAGCTAGCAACCAGCCGGGCCATAAGTTCTATCCGCTGCAGTGCAAGTGACTCCATGAACAAATCGTTCACAACTCCCTCCCCTTATTACTGTTTATATATACAGTACATCATGTGTATTTAAAGCTGAAATACTTTTTACTCAGCTAACCCTTTGATTAATAGATAACCTCTTTCCTGACTTTTTCAGTACCACTGACGCCATTTGTCATCCTCCTGTAGCCGCTGGTTTCGGTAGAACAGCCGCAACCCGGCTCCAGATGGCAGACTGCCGCCACGCAGAAGCAGATCAACTTCCGTATCACTGGCATCGAAGCCCCTGGACATCAGCTCCGCATCGAGCTGTAGGCGCTGGTGATCCGTAATTTCCTGTTTGTACCCTTTCCTGCGCTTCGGTTTGACCAGCTGCAGCCTTGCCGTTAGCTCTCGCAGCTCCTTTTTACTCATATTCTCGAAGTCCGGCAGCGCTGCTGGCTCTTCTCTATCTGATGATTCGCCCCCTGTCTGGTACATTTTTTCAATAGGGGGACAGTTATTGCCACGAGTCCAAGTGGCGCAAGCGCCCTGGTCGGCTGTCGCCTCCTGAACGTCAACGGCCTTACGAACCATTTTCCACTTCATCGCGTGCGTGCAGATCCGGCCCTCAACTATCGGGGACCAGATACCATAGATACGGATGCCGTGATCGCCGTAGGTGCCCGGCTCGTCGTTAAGCTCGTATGCGGTACGGATAAGGTGATGTTTGCGGGGAACGAGTACGCCACCCTGCTTCATAATGTAGGTGGCAAAGCAGCCCGCATCGGCAGCTGCCAGCACGGCATCTAGTCGCGCATTTTCCAGCACTTGCGCACCGGCTGTTTTATCACCCTGCGCTCTCGCGGCCTGCCCGGCCAGTAGGCGCAGCTCGCGGTATGCCTGACGCCCAGGAATGCCGAAGAAACGGAACTGTTGAACGCGGTGAAGTGATGCCCAGGCACTGACGTGCTCGGCACTGTCGCGCAGTGATTTGCCGGTTTCTTTGCTGATCTCTTTTGCCAGTCCACACCCGTCGATGTTCTTACTGATGTATTTGGCGATGTAGCTGGTCGGCGTGCCTTTGCGCGGGTTGATGAGTTCAGACTTGAAGCGCGGGCCGGTATTGTTGCCCAGCTCATCACGGTCCTCGCGGATGGCAAATTTACGCAGCAGCGCAGTGAGCGTGCGGCGGTCTTTTTTGCGCATGAAGCACAGCAGATGCCAGTGCACAGTACCGTCGTGATGCGGTTCAGCAACGCGAACGCCATACCAGCGCAGCCCGGCTTTGTGCAGAGCCTTGCGGAATGCCGCGAATGTATCGACCAGATAATTAATACTCTGCCGGACCGTTTCGCTGGTCCACTTCGGATTAGGTCTGCCGTTGTTGAGCGTGGCGTGGAAGCGTGACGGGCAGGTGATGGTATAAAACACGGCGCAGTCGCCGCGCATTTCGGCGATCAGCTCCAGTCCTTTCACACAGGCCATCATTTCATTGCGGCGGTGCGCCGGATTGCTGCTGCTGGCGTTCACCACGTCTTCCATATCCAGCGTGTCGCCGTCGGCATTGACCAGCTCATGCGACTGGAAAAACTCCAGCGATTTGCGGCGCTGCTCGCGCTTGTGGATCACGGCTTCATAGCTGACGTACGGGGACGCTTTCTTGTTGCCCAGGCAAACGGCACGCAGCTGTTCCTCCCGCCACTCGCAGCGCATCTGCCACAGCTTGCGATACCACCAGTCTGCACACAGCATACGTGCCAGCGAACCCGGAATAAGGTCATAGGGCACGGGCTTAAGACGGCGTTTCTTGCGGCGCAGCTGTTCAAAGGCAGGCGGAATGACATCAAGACGCATAGCCTCTGCCGCTACTTTTTCCCATGACTGGCGAATTTGTTCAGGCTTCACGTCATCCGTCACAAACAGATCGCTGCAGGCGGCATCGAGACACATGCTCATATATGCCGCAACCAGGGTGGACAGACGCTTGACCTGTTCCTGATTCATTTCAGGCAGTACAAGCAGCCCCTCCAGCCCTTCATGGCTCGCCATAAACCGAAAAGAGGAAGACACCTGACTTTCACGCACACGATCCAGCCGCTCAAGACATGGCCTGATGGTCTCACGCAGATAGCGGGAATAAGCCTTTGGCCTTCCCAGACCCTGGAAGAATTTAATTCTTTCGAGAAGTGGTTTGCTGACGTGCACGGGTTCGGCGCTGACGTTTGCAAGAATGACCAGATCGGGATTAAAGCGCTGCTGCTCACGGGCCATTTTGGCGCGGCTGATGAGCCGGTCCTGATCCAGTTCGCGCTGGACAGGGTCACGGGCGTCATTGAAGAAATAGCGTTCCCAGACCTCATCACTCAGCGCCTCACGGCGCAGCTGCTCCTGCTCGTTATCCGCAGCGTAGAGAGTGATCAGGTTTGAAAGCGCAGACACCGGCGCAACTTCCGCCGGGTCCAGATAGGGGTTTACTGCTTTTTTTGGAGCATTCCATGGGAAAACCCCGGCGGCCTCAGTCGGGCCGCCTTTATCTTTTGTTAATTCAGGCATCACTGACAGGCTCCGAAGGTCACAGCGCGCCTCGGGTGTAGTGCTTCCCTTTCAGCTCAGCAATTTCCTGACAAGTCACGCAACACTGCACGCCCGGAATGGCTTCTCTGCGAGCCGTTGGGATTGGCGCGTCGCAGTCGATGCAAAGAACACGAGCTGTACCAGGCTTTCTGGCGCGGGCGTTCTGGATATGGCGCTGCAGGTTTTCTTCGACGCGCTGCTGTACGAGATCCATGGAATCAGCCATCAGTGCCAGTCTCCGCGTGATTCAGCTTCATAACGGGCAACTTCACTACGCAGCAGTTCTGCCGCCTCCACTCCGTTCATCCCCTCTTTCAGGATGTGGATCGCCAGTGCCTCTATACGGATGGAAACGGCAAAGGCACAGCTTTTACGCTCATCCAGACGAGTCTCGTTAAACAGCTGGAATAAACCGGCATCATCTGGACCGGTTTTAGTGGTACGGGTTTCACTATTTCGCATCATCAATTCTCCTGAATTTGGGCAAAAGAATGCCCGGCGGGTTTACGCCATTAATTTCTGTTTTGGGTTAATTCGGCATGGTTAGCCGTTTAGGAAATAAGCTCACCACTGCACGAAAATGATTCATTGCTTTAATCAGCTCCCGCGTTTCGTCAGTGGTCAGCTCATTAATATTGACGCTGTGACGTTCTGCCGGAATTTTTTCCATGAAGAATATGGCGGCCAGTGCCCTCTCATTCTGTTTGTGGTTAATGTCGTGTGGATCGCGCATCTCATTAATAAACCGTTCCAGCTCGTGCTCAATATTCAGGCCAAACACTTTCGCTCTTAGCTCCGCTATATGGTTCAGCCCATTCAGCCGCTGACCGGTACTCAGTGGAACAGTCGCAGCAGGACCTTCAATAGCCATGGTTTCCCCTGTTGGATAGTGAACAGGTCGGCCAGAAGTGCATCCTGCGAATGACACGGATGCCAGCGCTTACCATCCTTCCCCATGATCCAGCCGTGGCCGCAGTGCATTGCCGGGCTTTGCTTAACGAGAAGAGACGCAAATGAGGGCTCATTGTTCAGCATAAACACCTCAGTTCAGCCCAAACGAGGAGCCAAGGCCCGTTACGGTATCGACGACACTGGCCATTGCCGGATTGGCCTGCAAACGCGCCTGCAGTGAAATAGCTGTAAGTGCCATTAGACGGGTAACAGCGTTGACGCTTTCAACAACCTGGCGACGGGTGGTTGCATTTAGCTGAGCTCCAGAAACCGCACTTGCAGCGACACGGCCGATCTCAGCGGTAGCTTTCAGAACGTACTGAGGCATTTTCTCCCGTGCAACTTCATTGGTTGGTACGCATGGCAGGCAGTGAATCTGAGCCAGGAACCCGTCAACCAGCGTTGAGTCTTCGGTGAGATCGGTCAGCAGCCAAATATCAGGTGCTGTGAGCTGATGTGGTTGCTCAGGGTTAAGCTTATTACGCAGGGCTTGAACGTTCATACCTGCTCGCTCTGCCAACTTCGCCATGTTGTGGCGTATAGCGAAAGCCCGGCAAGCTTCATTGAAATAAGGATGTTTTGATATGCGATAGTCAAACATAGTCAGTTGCTCCGTGAAGTCTCAAAATGGAACTAGTTGATAGTCACGTTGCAATCAGACAGGGCATCGACCGTCATCGCAGCGATGTTAATCATCACTTTTTCACGCTTTTTGTCCTTGCGTAGGCGATGACGAAGCAATCGACCATCTGCAAGCATGTCGTTGATGGTGTCGATAGATAACCCAGTGAGTTCACTATATCTTTCGATAGTGACGTGGGGGGTGATGAGAGTGATTGAAATGTTAGGTCTCATGATGCAACATTCCTCGTTTAGCAATGATTAATCAGGATGAATACTGATCGTTTGTATTTTGTGAACACGATAAACATACGATCACATCATGAAATCGTCAAGGTAAAAGTTCACTTGGAGTTACCATGAATTTGGAAAAAGGCGGTCGTGGGGCTATAGAGCGCATGGTTGAAGCCTATGGTTTCAAGACAAGACAGGCTTTATGTGATCATTTAGGTATATCAAAAAGCACTTTAGCAACTAGATACATGCGTGACTCTTTTCCTGCAGAGTGGGTAATTCAATGTGCATTAGAAACTGAATCTGACTTAGCGTGGCTTGTTACTGGAACTGGCAGGCCGACAAGTTCACAAAAAGAGAACACAACTAGTCTACCTAGATTTGACCTAGTAGAGGGAGTGCTATCTGAAAACGGTGCTGTAACATTCGATAACTCTCTTTTGCCTACAAAAGTTAGTCGGTTGTTTTTTGTTCGTCACGGGCAAGATAATTACGTTTGCAGTAAGGATTTTACTAACGTTCGTGATGGTATATGGCTAGTTAACATTGACAATGAAGTCTCCATTCGAGAAATAACACGCCTGCCTAAAAATAAAATTCTCGTTTCTGGGGG